GTAGAGGGTCAGCGCGCGCTCGAAGTCGAAGGCGGCCCCGGTCATCAGTTCCGGCCCCAGCTCGTAGACCGCGTGGGCGTAGGGCGGCTCCTTCTCGACGGCGATGAAGCGGAAGCCGAGGACTCGGCACTTGTAGGCGGACTCGACGGCGTGCCGGTAGAAGTAAGCCTGGAGGGCATACTTGTATTTACGGACGGACTGAAGGAAGCCGTGCGGGCTGGCATCCTCGCAGGTCTTCAGATCGTAGATGTAGCCGTCGTCGGAGATGCCGTCGATGGCGCACTTGACCAGGGTATCGCCGAGGAAGGCGGTGAACATGACCTCGGTCTTCGAGAGGACGATGCCGTTGGCCTTCATGCAGGCCGCAGCGGAGTTGGCCACGGCGTCGACCAAGGCGCCCTCTTCAGCGGTCAGGATGGCCTTGCCTTCGTTGGCGGTGACGAACTCGGCCCACTCGGCCTTGCCTTCCTTCGTGCGCTTGTCCACGTCCGGGGCGATGGCGTGCGTGGCGTTGTAAGCGTCGAGGCCCTCAAGGGCGAGCTTGTGGACGGCGGTGCCCACGCGCAGGGCCTTGGAGTCCTCGCGGGTGCGGGAGAGGTAAGCCTGGTAGTGAGCCGGGGACTTGAGCAGTTCCTTCGCGCCGGATTGGTTGAGCGCTTGGATGCCGTCGTACACGACACGTTCAGTGATGAGGTTTGGCATGGTATGTTATTGGGTGTTGGTGGGAAAGGTCAGAGAAGGGCCATGATGGCGTCGGCCTGATTGGGGCGACGGCGCTGGATGGCGGTCATGCACATTGTCGAGCCCACGGCGAAGCGGGAGCAGGCGACCGGGCGGTTGGCGTAGGTCTTGCACTTGCCGGAGCCGGACAGGTGCGGGCATCGGGAAGGCAGTTCGGCGAAGGTGCGTCCGACGATCATGAAGACCTCGCCGCGGGCGGCGTAGAATTCGGTGGTGGTCGGAGACGCGTCGATGGGCAGGAGGATGCTTTCACAGCAGGCACCCTTGCACAGTTCACAAGCCTTGCTCACAGGCTGTCGTCTTCGGGGTTGGCTTCCTCGACGCTGGCCGAGATGCGGCGCACGTCTTCAAGGGCGGACTCGGCGGCGTTCTCCATGGCCTCGAGCGTATTGCGCAGGACGCGCAGCTGAACGACGAGGACGTGGACGCGGTCATGGAGCGGCTTGACCTGGGCGGCTTCGTCGGCGGTCTCGATGTGATCCGTGAAGACCTGTAGCTCGGTGATGGCCGAACGGTTGAGGTCGGAGAGCGTGATGATGTCTGCGTCGTGCTGTTCATAACGTCCGGCGATGTGCTGGACCGTGGCGAGCGAGCCCGTGATGTTCTCGACGAGGCGCTTGATGTTTTCGCGGTTGGTCATTAGCGGACGGGCGTGAAGGTAAGTTCCTTTATCTCGCCGTTAGGGGCAAGCGTGAAGTAACGGACGACTGACCGGGCGAACGTCGGGAGACTCTTGCGCTTCCAGGAGTTGAGGTCGGTCAGGAAGTCGGCGTGTTTGCGGGTCGTGAATTCGACATAGGGATAGCCGTCCAAGAGAAGCAGCAGGGCGTACTGCTTCGGGACGGTGGCCGCGATCCGTTCGATGCCCTTGGGTGTGTCGGCCATCAGAGTTGTCTGGTCTTGGCGTTCTTCCACTTGGCCACGGTGGAGGTCATCACGGCGCGGGAAATTTGGCAGGTGATCATGCCGGAGCCGAGGATGTCCTCCATGACTCGGGCGAGTTCGTTCCCCGCGTACCGCAGATCGCCGATGGTCTGGGTTTGGTTTTCGCAGCGCTGTTCGGCACGGCGGCAGGCATCAGCCCAGAACTCCTCGTTGTTAGGCATGGTTGCGGGCCTCCTGCCATTCGCGCATGGCGTCCATCAGTTCCTCGGGCGAGACGGACTGAGCGTGGCGGAAGCAATAGGCGAGGGCGTCGCCAGCCTCGCGCAGGGTCTCGTTGCGTTCTTCCAGCTGACGGATGCGGGCAATGAGTTGTGTAATACCGTCAGCGACCCACTCTTCGTCTTTAACGTGAATACCAATGGATTTAAATAGATTATCAGACTTAGTAACGCCTTCCTTGTAAACCTGAATCTCATCGGTCATCCGCTCAACATCAGCTTCGAGCTGCTTGATGCGGGCGTCCTTGGCGGCGCTCAGGTTCTGGCCGTGCAAGGCCCCCATGGCGGCGGAGATGGGGTCGAACGGGTCGAAGGGCTTAGGGTCGCTCATTTGGTCAGAGGGCGGGGGGTGGACGGGTTGGGGGAGAAGGCAGGGGCGGACTGGGAAACGGCCGCAGAACGGAAGCCAGAGGCCGCCAAGGCGCCGTCATCGTCGAGGTCTACGGAGATACCGCAGGCCGTCTGGATGGACTGGCGGCGGATGTAAGTGATGGCTCCGCCAATCTGCTGGGCGGTCAGACCCTCGGCCTTGACGAGCAGGGTGCCGAACTCAAAGCGTTCGCCGGATGCGTGGAGGAAGGCGGTGGAGACGCCGACCTTGCCCTCCTGGCTGACGAGCGTCTGGATCAGGGCCAAGTCGTGGTCGAGCAGCACGGGCTTGATGGCGTCGAGCAGCGCGTCGAGGGAGACGTACTTGGCCTTAAAGGCGGGGTTGATTTTGTTGGCCTTCACGTTGTCCAGGGCGGCGAGCGCTTGGACGAGGGAGGCGGTGGCGGAGGAGGGCGTGGGTTTGGTGCTCATGGTGGAGATTATTTGGCGGCGTCAGCCTTAGTGACTTCACCGGCCTTGATGGTGGCCTCGATGTCAGCCAGAGACATCCGTGTGTAGTCGGGGACGAAGAGGTTGTAGTACGTCACGCCGCCCCGGACAGTCGGGGTCAGCAGGCGGGCGACCTTCTGATCGGGTAAAACGATGTATGACGAGTCCGCGATGATGCGGTAGTCGGCGGGGAGTTTCGGGTCTTTCTTCATGTGAGGGTAGAGGTTACAAAGTAAAGGGTCTTACCGAGTTATGTAAACTCAGTTGATGGCGCCGCGGGTGGCGGAGTCGAAGATGAGGAGGGCGTCGGCGTTCCAGAGGGTGACGTCGACCGAGGGGAACAGTTCGGCAGCGCGGGCCTTGAGTTTGTTCTTCCACTGAGTGGTGGTCAGCTCGCCTTTCGTGCCACAGGTGTGCGTCTTCTGCCAGATGGCCGGACGGATGCGGTGGATTTTCCAACCCATGGCTACCGCGGCGCCGTAGAGGACGCCCGTGTTCCACATCAGTTTGCCGATGGCGGAGCCGGGAATGTTCTTGCCGGCGAAGAGCGGGGGCTCCTCAAGGTAGAGTTCCGCGTCCTTGGCCTTGCAGCTCAAGTCAGCGAGCAGTTGGCAGACCTCGATGTCGGACGACGGCATCTTAGCGCACTCGACAGGGTCGCCGTCGACCGACCAGACGATGCCGCCATTCACGCCAGGGTCGATTGCCACAAGGAGGGATGCCATTGGTAAAGACTCTTTAACGAGGGTGCGGGGACAAGCGGAAAAGATTGGCGACGCGGAAGGCGTAGTCGTTAGGGCGGAAGGCACGCTCGCGGGCGGCGGTCCAGCCCACGTTCCAGACGAGGGCCATCTGTTCGGGGGTCGGGTTCGTCATGCCGATGCGGTGGAAGTTCGACCTGATCCAGCGGAGGTGAGATGCCGCGATCATGTCTTGGGCGGTAGCGTCACGCCACTTGGACCAGGGGAAGAAGTAGTGGCCCTCGGCCTTGAGGCGGGCTGAGGCGTCGTCCCATGCGGCCTTTCCGACCTGATACATGCCACGTTCGCCGGCCTTGCCGACGGCCTTGCGGTTCTGGCCAGACTCGACGACGGCGATGCATTCGAGGAGGGTGGCCTCAGCTGCGGCCGCGGCGTTGAAGCCGAGGAGCAGGAGGGCGACGATGGAGAAGGGGCGCATGGGCTTACGCATAAGGTTTATCATCAGTTAATTTACACCATTGGACGACGGCCTCTTGCTTGGGAGAACCGATGTAGCTAGGCTCGATAAACAACAACTTTGCCATCGCATCCCCGGCCTTGGTCAGCCGCTCGACCTGTTCCTTTAAGCGGGCGACTTCGGCCTGCAGCTCCTCATTCGGGATGAAAGTGCGGGTGGTGAAGGCGGTCAGGCGCTCGACCTCGGCCTTGAGGCGGGCGTAGTCCTCGTAACGGACAAACTCTCCTTCTTTGTGTTGTATCAGCAGGCAAGAATAGCCTTTCGGTCCAAGGTTGCAGACATCCGACATATATCGC